TATCAGCACCCCTATGTTTCAATAGCAAAACAGGCCAGTGAAATGGTACGCAGCTGGGGCGCTAAACTGGGCCTGACCCCACGTGACCGAATGAGCTTAAAAATACAACCAATTAAACCTGATTCAATATTCTAAGAATCATGGCAGTTAATGAAGCCCTGGAAAGAATTGCCTATTCTGATATTTGTATCAGGAAGGCCCGTAAATATATTAAGGACATGGAAGCGGGCAAGATTAAAGCAGGCCAGGCCGAAATTAGGGCCGTAATTCGACACGAAAAAGAATTAAAAAAAGTCAGGTTTAAAAACTTCCCTTTTTACTTTGACGAAAACGGCCCAGACCGGGTTTTTCAATTTTTCAGTTTCTTAAGGCATTCAAAAGGCGAATGGTCCGGCAGGCAGTACATGCTGGCAGATTGGCAGTGCTTTATTATTTGGGCTCTCTTTGGATGGAAAAGAAAAAAGGACCACAAAAGGCGATTTAAAATTGCCTATGTGCAGATAGCACGTAAAAACGGAAAAACAACATTTGCTGCCGGTGTCGCGTTATATCTAATGATGTACGACCACGAAAAAGGGGCCGAGATTTACGCGGCAGCAACAACAAAAGACCAGGCCAGGCTTTGCCACATGGAAGCGGTTAGGATGGTGAAGCAATCAAAAGAAATTTATGAGCATATAGAAGTGCTGGGGGGTAAAAAGCCCAGCAGCCTCATTTTTGAAAAGAATTTTGCTTTCTTTAATCCCCTATCATCAGACGCAGATACTCTTGACGGTTTGAACCCATCCGGTGCCATTGTTGATGAATTGCACGTGCATAAAACCCCGGAAGTGTGGGAAGTGCTAGACACAGGAACCGGGGCCAGGTCCCAGCCGATGATTTTCGGTATCACAACCGCAGGAAGTAACCAGGAATCCATTTGCTATGAATTACGGGAACACGCGTTAAACATTTTGGAAACATCGGACAAAGGCGGTGATTATATAGACCACAGTTTTTTCGCCTATGTTGCCGAGCTTGACGATGGTGACGAATGGACCGACCCGGAAACCTGGCGCAAGGGTAATCCAAATATAGGGATATCAGTTAAACGTGATGAATTGGCAGATCAGTGCAACCGGGCCCGATTATCCCCAGGAAGGCAAAACCAATTCAGGCAGAAGCGTTTAAATGAGTGGGTGGAACAGTCAACAAGGTTTATTGACATGGAAGCCTGGGCAGCCCTTCCAAAAAGGGGCAAGGTGGATTTGGTAGGGCGCCCATGCTTCGCAGGGCTGGACTTATCCAGCACCATTGATTTTACAGCACTGGTTTTAGTTTTTCCCCCTGTTTTCGGCCTTAAATACTGGTATTGGTTGCCCTTCTTTTGGCTGCCGCAGGAAAGGGTAAGGAAGGTAATGCAGGAAAGGCGCTTGCCTATTGATCGATGGGTTAAGGCCGGTGATTTATTTACAACCCCCGGCAATGTTATTGACTATGACAACGTAAGGGACAAAATTAACGAGCTCGGCGAGTTGTACGATATCAAGGAAATAGGTTACGACCCCTATAACGCTATGCAGATAATTCCAAAGTTGGAAAGTGACGGTTTTGAATTGGTTAAGATGCGCCAGGGTGTTCAAACCTTGCATGCACCAACCAAAGAGCTAGAAACCCAGATTATAGGGCGCCAGCTATCCCCCAGCACCAACGGGGTATTAAAATACATGGCAAAAAATGTTTCTGTATTACGTGACAATAACGGCAACATGAAACCGATAAGAGAAAACGAAAGACTTAAAATTGATGGGATTGTGGCGGGCATTATGGGCATAGGCCGGGCGCTGGCTTACGACCTAACAGAGAATGATGATACTATTACCGCAATGACCCTGGGAGATTAAACAAATGAGTGAAAAAACCAGTTTTGTGGGCAGGGTGTTGGCCCGCATTATGCCCAGTAGACAACCAACGGCCCAAAGGGTTGTTATTAACCCAGCCCCAGCCGGTGCTTATGTAAACAACGAAAACGCACTAACACATACAGCGGTTTGGTGTGCAATCAAGCTACTTTCTGAAACCATCGGCAGCCTGAATTTTAAAATTCTGCAGCCTTTGGCAAATGGGACCAACGCAGAAGTTAAGCAGGGCACAATTTACGAGCTTTTAAATGTTGCCCCAAATTCTATGATGTCGGCAGCGACTTTCCGCGAAACCTTAACGGCCCATGTGTGTGGATGGGGTAATGCCTATGCAGAAATTGAAAGGGATATGCTGGGCCGCGCGGTTGCCCTTTGGCCTTTGCTGCCGAATCAGACCAGGCCGGTAATTGATGAATCAGGGGACCTTTGGTATCAGAACACTGACAAAAACGGCAACAAAGTATACCTGCCTGCAAAGGATGTTTTACACATTCACGGTTTTGGCTTTGATGGGATTATGGGTTACGACCCTATCACCTACCACGCGCAAGCAATCAGCCAGGGCCTTGCAGTTGAACAGCATACCAGTGATTTTTTTGCCAACGGAACACACTTAAACGGTGCTTTGATCGCAAAGGGCAAGCTAGACAAAGATAAGCGCGCAAATATACGGGATGCCTATAATGAAAGTTATAAGGGTGTCGGAAAAGCCTATCGAATGGCCGTATTTGATAACGATTTATCCTGGCAAAGTTTTTCAGTTAGCCCAGAGGCAAGCCAGCTTATTGAAAGCCGAAAATTTAAGGTATCTGATATCGCAAGAATATGGCGGGTGCCGAATCACCTACTGGGCGATTTAGAGAAAGCCACATTCAGCAATATTGAAAGCCAGGGCATTGAATTTGTACAGTACACAATATTGCCCTGGGCCGTTAGGTGGGAAAGTGAAATAAATATGAAGCTGTTAAACGGCAACAACCCCAAAAGACGCGCAAAGATGAATTTAAACGTGCTTATGCGCGGGGATGTTAAAAGCCGTTTTGAAGCGTACAAGATTGGCAGGGAATGGGGCTGGTTATCTGCAAACGATATCAGGGCCCTGGAAGATTTGAACCCGATACCTGGTATCGCTGGCCGGGCTTATATCCTGCCGCTAAATTATCAGCTGGCAAAGGATATCGGCAGCACCCCGGCACCCGCACCGGCCCCAGCGCCAGCACCGGCAAATGACCCGGAACCAACCCCGGACCCAGAGCCCAGCCCGGACCCTGATGAATTATCAGCTGCAGCAAATATAATGGCAGACGATATCGCGGGCCGAATCTCAAATAAATACAGCAATGATTTGCTGGGTTATTGGGGTGATACGCCTTTGATCGCAAATAAGCTGGGCAGAAATGAAACCTGGTTAAACAATGCTTTGCAGCCTTTGGGTGAATTATTTGCACAGGCTAAATTACCTTTTTCTATTGAAGGATGCGCCCAGGCTATTGGCGAAATGATACAGAGCTATTATAGTGAATTAACAGAAGGCCAGGAAAAAGAGAAAGACCAGGCCGAAATTAAACAAATTGTGACTGCAGCAATCAAGCGGCAGCTGGTAGGTTAAAGATGGGAATACAAGTTAAGAATAAAGCCGGGACCGGTGAAATCTATATTTTTGATGAAATTGGAAGCGGGTTTTTTGGTGGTGTTGGTTTAAAGGATGTTGCTGCAGCGCTTAAAGAGTTGCGCGGTGTCAAAGAAATCACGATGCGGATTAACAGCCCTGGAGGTGACATGTTTGAAGGTATTGCCATTTATAACATGCTGAAAAAGGAACCAACGAAAATTACCAGCAGCATTGAAGGGCTGGCAGCAAGTGCAGCAAGCATTATCGCCCTGGGCGCTGAAACAGTGACAATGGCAGACAGTGCATTTTTTATGATTCACAATGCCCATACTGTTGCCGCTGGCGATACTCAATACCTGGCAGAAGTTGCTGAACAGCTGGCCGGTTTTGATGAACAGCTGGGCCGAATCTACCAGGGCAAAATCGGTGGCGAAATTGAGCCTATCCGCGAATTGATGAATGCAGAAACCTGGTATACAGCTGCAGAAGCAAAGGAAGCTGGTTTTATTGATGATATTACCGAGCAGTTACCGGTGGCGGCCCATTGTGACCCTGCCAAATTCAGGAATGCACCAACCGGGTTGAATGTTGCAAACAATACTGCCAGTAAAAAGGGCTTGGCGATTGCCAAAAAAGCGCGCGCCCGTTTGCTACGTTTGAATAACTGAAAAAAGGGGTTATACTGACCCCATTGAAGGCCACGCCAGAAATTTAAAAACATATTACGGGAGTAATTAACATGCGTTATTTAAAAGCACTTGTAGCAGTAGTTGCTACTTTCATGTTGTCACTGTTGTGGGGAACCACAGTTAAAACAGTTGGTCGCCCAAGTTTTCCAGTATTTGCAGATGCTACTGACCTTGAACAAATGCAGGTCCAGATGGTTGCAATCGCTGACCGTCTTGACGAAATTGTTAACCTGGCAGAAGGCGAAGGCCGCGACTTGTCAGATTCAGAACTTTCTGAAATCTCAGAATTAAATACTGAATTTGAAACACTGGGCGCCCAGATTGAAGCGCGTCAGAAGGTTTTGCAGATTCGCAACCAGGGCAAGAAAGGCCCAGGCCGTAAAACTGCAACCCCTGGCACCCCAGCAGCTAAGAAAAAAGAAACCTTTAAAAATATGGGTGACTTTGCGCAAGCTGTACACAGATCACTGGCCCCTGATGCAGCTAGTGTTGATAATCGCTTGATTAACAACCAAGCCCCAGACGGTGATTTTTCGAGCGCCCTTTCTGGCTCAGATGGTGGCTTTTTGGTCCCTGATGATTTCCGCAACGAAATTCAGAAAAAGGTTAATGGTGAAGATTCTTTAATCGCGCGCTGTGACCAAATGAATACTGCCAGCAACAATATTTCAATTCCACAGGACAATGTATCGCCCTGGGATGAAACCACAGGTGTACAGTGTTACTGGGAAGGCGAAGCGAAGAAATACAAGGAAAGTAAATTGGAAGTAGAGCTGAAACAACAGCGCTTGCACAAACTCACTTCCCTGGTCCCTGTAACTGATGAGTTGATGGAAGATGCCCCATTGCTTAATGCTTATCTGATGCAGAAAGTGCCAGAAAAAATGGATTTCAAAATCTCACGCGCAATTTTGGCGGGTGACGGTGTAGGTAAGCCGCTGGGCCTTTGGGAATCAGACGCATGTGTAACAGTTGCGAAAGAATCCGGCCAGGCTGATGGAACCATCGTTTTTGAAAATATCATTAACATGTGGGCGCGCCTTTATTCAGGTTGCCAGGCCAATTCGGTTTGGATTGCAAACCAGGATACATTGCCACAGTTAATGAACCTGAAATTCCCTGGTGATGGTCGCCCGGTTTATCTGCCTGGCGGTGTGATTGCTGGCTCCCCATTTGGCACCCTGTTTGGCCGCCCTATTATTTTCCATGAGGCAGCGGAAAGCGTAGGCCAGCTGGGTGATTTAACTTTGTGTGATCTTAACAAGTACCTGGTAGCACGTAAGGCAGCCGGTGTTGAAATGGCGCAAAGCATGCACCTGTATTTTGATTATGGAATGGAAGCATTCCGATTCACTTATCGTCTGGGTGGCTCACCCTGGTGGAAGGATGCAATTCAGCCACGTTCAGAAAGCGGCAACACTTTGGGCTGCGCAGTAGTACTTGAGGAACGAGTAGACCCAGGTTAATAACCGGTTTTACCAACGGGGCCGGAAACGGCCCTGATTTTTTAATAATTACTTGGAGTCTTTAAAATGACTATGACAAACAAGCAGCTACTTGAAGCAGTAGCATTACTTGCCAATCGCACTGATGCAGCGGTGGCGGCCTCTAGCTCAGTTTCAACAGATTGGATTAAGGTATCTGATTTCAACCGCGTTTGTGGCATTGTGCGAAGTTTCAATTCTGCAGGCAGCGCCCAGAGTACTGATGCATTTTTTGAGCAAGCCAAAGACGATAGCGGCACAGATGCGCAGCCAATCGAATCTAATGAAAGCCTGGCTTTTGATGGTGACGGTACAGGCGGCATTGAGATGCTGACAGATCGTATGGAGTTGAACGAAGGTTATTCTTATATCCGTTTAACTACTTCAAACGAAGGTGAAGCAGCAGACATTACCAGCCTGGTTTTTGGTTACGATTCACGCCACGAGGCAATCGAGCAGCCAATTATTTCTGAAATTGTCACAGTGGTTAGCACTGGCAACGCACCATAAGCCTGAAACATGCAGCACAATAAGCGACTTTCTGAAACGGTTGCCCTGGTTAATTGGGTGCAGTTTGCGGCCCTAGACCCGGCAACCAGTGAGGGGGGTTGTTTTTTGTGTTCACAGGCTGGGCGATTTGGCTTGTATATTAATCTGCAAGCGCTTGCCTCTTATGATGTTGATATAGCCTTATTCCAAACCAAAGAAGCAGAGATAACCCCGGACCCTGGCGAGTTTATCCCCATTGAAGGCGCAGAAATTAATTTGAGTGGCGCCAATGGCGGGGTTGATTTTGGGATAATTGATTTTCGTGACACTGATTTAAACGTAGACCAGGGTTATTCCTGTATCGGAATCATGGTTACAAACAATTCTGGTAATCCCCTGGACCTTATTTCTTGTTTTCTAATGGCAGCTGACAGTTACGGGGAACCGATTAAACAAACTGTTGATGTAAAAATTGTTGAGGTAGGAAATGGGTAAAAAGAAAAAAAACACTATTAATGCAATCTGCATTAAGGCTCACACTGTAAAAGATGCGCAGAAAAATGTTGTCAAAGAATTTGTTGAGGGTGAAACCTACAAATTAAAACAGCAAACCTTTTTGTATTTAAAAAGGCTGGGTATAGTTGATGCAGCCTGATAACCCCCGAATTACAAGTAACTTTCCTACTAAGCCCTATTCCCTTGATGAAATCAAAGAGCAGGCAAATGTTACTTTTTCCGAAGATGATCAGCTATTAGAACGATACGGCCAGGCAGCTGCAGACAGAGTTGAAAGCTATACAGGCCGCAGATTAATCGAAGCAGAATTTCTTTGGACCCTGGACAGCTTTGTACCTGACCGGGGACAAGATTTTTATTTTGAAGAACACCCGCGCGGTGGCGGCAGGAAGCAAATTATTCAGCTGCCTGTTTTGCCATTAAAGGAAGTTACCGGGATTGAATACCTTGATTCAAACGGTAATGCCCAGGGCCTTGTTATTGGCACTGATGTGCAAGTGGATGCCACAAATGGGCGAATGGCCCCAGAGCCTAATTGTTACTGGCCTTGTGTTGAAAGGGGCCGTTTATCCCCCATCCAAATTAATTTCACTGCAGGTTATAGCGGGGACTATGACGGATTGCCCGCTAAGATTAAGCATGTAATTAATTCACTGGCAGCTTATTGGTATGAATGCAGGGAAGCATTTACAGCTATTGCCAGCCAGGAAATGCCAGAGCAATTTAGCGACTTGTTGGCCGAGTTTAAAACAGAGAGGTTTTAACAATGGCGGGGCGCGGTTGTAGAGCTGGCCGGTACAGGACCAGCTATCGAGTTGAGCAGCAGCAAGATACCAAAGATAAGACCGGGCACGACATAGAAGCCTGGGAAACCGTTTTGGATTCAAGACGCGGGCAATTCATGCCTGGCACCCCAAAAGAGTATTATAATAATGCAGGCGAAGCGGCCAGCATTGATGGAAAAATTGTTTTCCGTTTTGATTCGGCCCTGGCCGCGATAGGTCCTGAAAATCGGATTGTAGAGAATAACGGCAGCAATTTGATTTATGAAATAATCGGATTTCCGCAAAACCCAGGCAATAAAGATAAAGAACTTATTTTCTTTGTCAGGCATTTAAACAGGAATTGATATCATGGCAGAAAATACTGTTTTGGGTATTGATCAGCTGAACAAAGATTTTCAGCGCCTTGATGCTGCAGTGGGTGCTAAGTTTATGCGAAGTGCAGCCGGTTATGCCTTCACCCCTGTTTTGTCAGCAATCAAAGGGCAGGCCCCAGTTTCTAAAGCAGCTCATAAAACCTACAAGGGCCGAGTAGTGGCGCCAGGTTTCTTAAAGCGCAGCCTTAAAAAAGTCACTAGAAAAAGCCGCGACAATTCGCGGGCCTATGCTTTTATTTGGGCAGAAAAGGAAGCATTTTACGGTTTTCAGTTTGTTGTGCCTGGCACCAAATACATGCAGGGAAATAACTTTGCTGAACGCGGTTACAACGCAGCAGAGAGCCAGGCAATTCAAAGGTTTAGCGCTAAGTTAAAAGAACGAATAGACAAGGCAGCCGAGGCGGGCAAATGATAACTGACGTTTTGCGCGATTTCTTTTTATCCAGGCCCGCTATTACAGCGGAATTTGACCCGGACAATATACAAAAATGGCCTATCGCCCTGGATGTTAAAGACTATTCAATTCTCGCATTCAGGGAAGCAAACAACAGCCAGCAAACTTTGACTGATGGAATGCCCGGCCTTGATCAGCATTCCATTTCCTTGGTTGTTGTTTCTAAATCGCCAGAAAATACTTTGGTGGCGGCCAAAGCCCTGGAAAATGACTTGGTAGGTTTTGTTGGTCCGATATCAGCAAGCCCAGAGGTTTATTGTGTTGGTATTCAAAAGGTGGGATACTCAGATGAATACGAACCGGACACTGCAGCCCATGTTGGGGTGCTTTCACTTTTGTTTTATACGAGAGGTTAAAAATGACTTTAGCATATATCGCTGGCCTGACCCTGGGCATTGAAGATACAGGGACCCCCGGAACCTATAACACACTGGAAGAAACCAAAAGTGTTGGCGGCCTGGGTGTAACAAATGACCTGGTAGAGGTAACAAACTTCGACAGCAACAAGGTTAAAGAATACATTGCAGCGCTTTCTGATGGTGCAGAGGTTTCTATTGAGTGTAACCACATTCTTGACCCAGCCGGTAACGCAGTACAGCAGCAGCTTATCCAACACGTATTAGCAAAAGAGACCATTAATGTGCGTTTTTCTTTTACTGATGGTACGAATACAGAGGATATTGATGTACAAGTGGTTTCACTTTCTTACACAATCACCCCTGCAGTTGATGATGCAACAACACTGGCTTTTTCTGTAAAACTGACCGGTTAATTTTAAAATAAGGGGCTAACATGGATATTTTAAATCACCTGCAAGCGGTTGCAGATTCTAAGCAATCTGAAAAGTTTGAATTGCCTACCGGTGGGGTTTTGACGTTTGAAGAATTGAGTGCAAGCGAATTTGTTAGCATTCAAGCCGAAATGGAACCCTACCAAAAGGCAAACGATTTCAGCACAGTTAACGCAATAACTATTGTGAATTGCTGCAAAGAATTAAGAGAGTGCAAGGAAAAAGCCTTGGACATTGTTAAACAGTGGCCCAGAACCGTACAGCAGGAAGCAGTTGCAATTTGTGGCCGCGTAAATGGCATTTTGGATACATTGCCGGACCAGGAAAAAAAAGACTAGTAATCAGATCACCCAGCGGCAGGTTTCTATTTCGTTTAGCGCTTGCCCTGGGTGAATCCGACCCGCGCAAATTAGCGGCAAGCATGCCTGCCAGCTTATTCAACATGTGGCGCATGTATGAGCAGATAGAACCTTTTGGCGCTATTCGCGATAACTTCCACGCGGCAACCCTGGCCGCAATGACAGCAAACATAAACCGTAAAAAAGACCGCGACCCCTTCACGGTTGAGGATTTTATGTATCGCGATAGATTAGACCAGGAAGAAACCGACCAGCAAAAAGCCTATGCCCGGAGCAAGCAATTTATGGCACAATTAAAGTCAGCAAAATTGAATATGCAAAAGAAAAAAGGCAGCTAAATGGCAGATTTAACAAAATTGGTGGTAAGGCTTGAGGCGCAAAATACCAAGTATTTAAAAGAGCTGGACAAGTCAAAAAAAGCTGCAAACAAGTGGCGAAACAAGGTAGAGAAAGAAAATAAAGCGGTACAGGTTTCTTTCAAACAGCTGGCAACCGGCCTGACTGCCGGTGCTGCCGCTTTTTCCGTATGGTTTAAAGCCCAGGCCAGTAGCATTGATCAGACAGCAAAACTTGCTGCAAGCATTAACCTGGGCACACAGGAACTTCAAGCATACAGACTTCAAGCCGAGTTAACCGGTGTTTCACAACAGGCCCTTGATAAATCTTTGGTGAAGCTGGCTAAAAATGTTGGTGACGCAGAAGCAGGTTTCGGGCAGGCAAAGGTTACACTGGAAAAACTGGGCCTGGCTAATGAGGCATTTTTTAACCTTAAGCCCGGCCAGCAGTTTGAAGTTATTGCAGATACTATAGGCCAGCTGGACAGCGCCCAGGCTAAAGCCAGCGCCAGCGCAGCACTATTTGGCAGGGAAGGGGTTGCACTTGCAAATACATTTGCAGAGGGTGCCGGTGGATTTCAGAAAGCTAAAGACGATATTGAAGCCCTGGGGGTTGCACTTACAGAAGTTGATGCCAGGAAAATTGAGCAGGCAAACGATGCCTTTACAAGAGTATCAACAGCAGTAAAAGGTTTTTCCCAGCAGCTTGCAGTGCAGTTTGCCCCGATTGTTGAAAAGCTAGGGCAAACAATATTTGACACAGCAAAGGAAGCTGGCGGGCTGGATAACATAGCAAAAACAGTTTTTCAGAATATTGCAACGGGTGCAGCGGTGGCGGCCAACGGTGTGAGAGTTATTAAATTGGGTTTTCTGGCAGTAAAAGCTACTGTGCAAACCTTTGCAGCGGTTGTTGTAAAAGGTTTCCAGTTTATTGTTGATACTAGCAGCCAGGTACAGGCCAGCTTGGTTAATGGGTGGCGGGATGCATTACAAGCTATTGCAGACCGGGTTGCAGCATTTGCCAGCGGAATTGTTGCCAAATTTGAAGATATCGCGATAACTGCAGCAACCATTGCCAATAAGATTGGCGCAGATATCGATTTAACCGGTTTAAATGATCAGTTTGCCGATATCAAAGACAAATTAAATGATGCCTTTACCCTGGACCCCAGCCGAGTAACCGCGCAACCATCAGAGTTTTTTGGCAGCTTTGCAGAATCATTTGAAGAACAGGCAGCAGCTACCAGGGAAAGGGTTGTGGAATTGGCAAACGAACCTTTACCAGCTGGCGCTGTATTTGAATGGGTTGAAAATGTTACTAACGCATCCGAACAGGCCGCGATTGAATCAACCAGTGTAAGAAACGAAATTATTAGCAGTGCATTAACCACGGAAGTGGAAATGACACAGCAGGCAGAAGATTCAAAGACCAAGATTCAGAAACAAGCCGCAGCAGATAGGCTTGCATTTGAACAAGCTACCAGCGCCCAGAAAGCCAAAACTATCATCGGTGACGCGGTTGCAATTACCCAGGGAGTTGCCCAGCAGAATAAAACCTTGTTTAAGATTAACAAGGTCGCTGGTATTGCAAATGCCATTGTTAATACTTCCCAGGGTATTACAAAAGCACTTTCAGCCTATCCCCCGCCAATTTCATTCGCCTTTGCAGCACTTCAAGCTGCAGCCGGTTTTGCCCAGGTCCAGGCTATTAGGTCGCAAAGTTTTTCCGGTGGTGGCGGTGGTACAACCCCAAGCGCAACCGGCACTACTGCGGTGGTGAATAATACGCCTATCAGTAACGGGCTTGACGTTGATGTGGGCGAATTTGGCGGGGCAGGCCGTGAAATATCTATTCAGTTTGATTCGACAATTACAGATACCCAGGCCGTGAGGGACTTTATTGCAGGCCCATTTGCGGAAGCTATCGGTGACAATGTAAACGTAAATGCAACGGTGATTTAATGCCAGGCTTTCTACTAATTGATAACAAGCTAAACAATGCCAGCACTATTGTTTCAGGTTTTACCGGCATAGACCCCAGCAGCTTGTTTAAATATTCACTGACCCCGCGTTTATCATCAGCGGCCCTTTGGAATACTGGCGTTTTATCGCAGCAGATTGATGTGGATTTGGGCAGCGCCCAGAGTGTTGGCGGTTGCGGAATTGCTGGGCACAATTTAGGCCTGGAAGGTGAAACAACAACATTAAGGCTTTTGTATTCATTTGCACCCGGTGGTCCCTATACAGAGCTGGGGAATAACCAAGTTACAGAAGGTAACAGCACTGGCGTTTTTGGTGACAATGTAACCGCACAGTATTGGCGTATCAGAATTGAAAACACAATGCCCTGGCAAAACCCCAGCCGATTTATTGCATATATCAGCCTGGGCGAAGCTATCAAGCTGGACCGTATAGAAGCCCCCACGGTGGCGGCCAGCAATCAGCCTTGTGACAATCAGCGCAATGTTTCTGAAAATGGTGATCTTATATCGGTTGATGAATATTTTGCCCCGCTAGAATTAGAGCTTGCCCTTAAGAATTACCATGAAAGTTTTTTTCTTGAGAATTACCCAAAATTTGCAGAGAACCTTTTAAAGCAGCCTTTCTTTTATTTATGGAATACAGATTACCCAGACCAGGCCGTATATTGTTGGCTGGATAAAAGGGTAAATCTGCCAAAGTGGAATAAAAATTACTTGATGGATTGGCAGCAAAAAATAAATGCAGTTAAGGCGGTGATCTAATGGCCGGTTTTCTGGGTGTAAATAACAGACTGCAAGACGATACCGGATACCTGATATCAGCAAATGTTAATCCTGATTTCGCCCCGGCAGTGGATAACCGGACCAGCACAGAGTACGTTTTTGCCTGGGATACGGTAGGCGATGTTGTTTTTGAAATTGATTTGCAGGCAGCGCAATCTGTTAACTTCCTGGGGATAGCCCGGCACAACCTGGGGAACACTGGCAGCACCACAATTTTGCTGCAGTATTTTGATGGGGCCTGGCAGGACTTTCAGCCGGTTTCTACTATCAACAATAACCAACCAATTATTATTATTGGGCCAGAGCAGACAGCACAGCAGTGGCGAATTGTTATCCAGAACCCGGAACCAGCAAGCGAAATCAGACTGTTAATGCTGGGTTATGGCATAGAGTTGCCCAGGATATCAGCGCCCCATGAATTGATCGGATACGCCAGGCAGCAGGAAATTGTTGCCGGTGCAACGGGAATGGCCTTTTTAGGTCCCTATGCGCGCACAGCTGTACCTGGTTTTTCTTTTACCCTGGATAATTACTTACCAGAAGAATTGGACCCGATTGAAAACCACAGCATTAATTTTATCTGCCGCAGCCCGTTTTTTTATTCATACAGGAACGATTTAACAAACCAAGATTTTAATGCCCTATTGGTGACGGATGGGCAGCCAGCACTGCCACGGTGGAAAAACGTCTGTTTAAAATCCTGGCAGGTTAAAACTATAGTACTGGATGGTTAGGTATTATTATGATCAGGGCAGGTTTAGAGTTTCAAGGTACTGGGTGAAAGGGCGCTGGAAATACGCGGTTTGGATTGGCAACCATTGCCTTGATATATTCCCAAGCCACAAAAAGGCACTTGAATATTTAGCGGAAAAAGATAATGACGTTTGAAGATCAAGCAAACAAGGCACTGCGAAAACCATCAGTTAGGGTGATTTTACGCCTTGATTATTGTGCCAATGATTACGGGGTGGCCCCATGTACAGCCAGCCTGCCAGCTGGGGAGCAGTGTTTTAACACACGTGAAAGCTGCCAGGATGTGCCGAACTTCACACCAACAACAAGGGACTATATTTTTTACCTGGAAAAAGAGGCGCCCAGGCCAGAAGAAAATGCCTTTAATTGTGTAACACGCGTTGATTTGGCACCGGCCAAAATTTCACCGGGTAAAGGTTTGGGCAGCCGTAACAATGTACAAATTCAGTTTAACGACTTTGTTGATGATGATTTTTTTACCGACCCATACGCAGAGGACCGGAATTATATAGCAACCGACCAGGGCACATTTTGGGGCAAGTTTTTAGCCCGGAATCCTTATTACCAGGGCAGGGCCTTATTTGTTGAATATGGTTTTTTTAATGATGCTGGCACCCTGGAAAGTGAAACCTACCTGTACCAGATTGATCAAATAAAGCTGGATCCAAAAGGCCGGGTTACTTTGACCGGTAAGGACCCATTAAGCAAAACAGAATCTTTTAAAAACCAGCTGCCAGAGGTTTCAAATATTACGCAGTCAGGAATGGGCACAGCTGGCAGTGAATTGTTTTTTGTTTCTGATGCAGATGGTTTTCAGTTTTCGCCTACTTTGGGATTTAGCGGCACAGCCAAAGTGGATAATGAAATATTTGACTATACATATTTGGCCGCAGTTGGTTATCAGGCATTCCCGCGCGGAATTTTTGGAACAGATATAGAAGCGCATGCAAGTGGAGATTTAATCCAGCCTTGTGTTAAATACTTCCAGGAAAGCCCAGATATTGTTTTGTTTGATTTGCTCACACAGTTTGCAGATATTGACCCAGCATTTATTGACCAGGCAGCCTGGGCAGCAGAAGTTGCTACCTGGCTGGATACAATCACACTTACACAATGTATTTCTGAGCCTGCCGGTGTGGGTGATCTTATTGACAGAATTTTAAAGGCTATAAATTCTGAACTTTGGTATGACCCGAAAGCCGGGCAAATTGAATTTAAAAGTAACAACCCGGTTTTACCTACACAATACATTCCGCAGCGATTAACAGATGATGATTTTTTGCTGGACAGCATTAAATTAAAAAGCCAGGAAAAATTGAGAAAAAGCCAGATTTGGGTATATACCGACCCAAAAGATTATTTAGGCGATTTGGATTCAGCAGACAATTATTTTAATTTATCAATTTCAGCTGACTTAACAAGTGAAGGGGAACTACTTTACCAGGAAAGCCAAGTGGACCGTATATTTGGTGATTGGCTTGACACTGCGTTAATGGGCCAAGTTATTGCAGACCAGATTTTAAACCGATACAACCGCACCCCGTATGAATTAACAGCTGTACTGGATGCCAAAGACTTTGAATTTACTGCAGGCATTCATTTTTTGCTGGATAGTAGATATCTGCAGGGCGCTGATGGTTTGCCCGCTATTACTCAGTTTCAGGTAACATCAGCAGACTATGACCCGACAAACCAGCAAGTAAAAATAACGGCCCTACAATTCAGCGATTTAGGGCAGCCAATACTTTATGCAATAGTTAATGCCAACGGTGTACCAGATTACACACTGGCAACAGATGAACAGAAAACCAGGGCTTTTGTTGCTGATTCAGTAACTAAAAAAATGAGTGACGGGAGCCCCCCTTACAGAGTGGTGCCTTAAATGACCGATTACAACAATATCCCCCAGGCTGATATTGATACAGACTCGCCTATTGATGAAAGTTTGCTGGAAAGGATGCGAGATAATCCAATAGCAATAACAGAAGGCGCAGCAGGGGCCCCGAAAATTCAAACTGCAGCAATTCAAGACGGTGCAGTTACCAGCCCCAAAATTCCAGCCCTGGCAATTCTCACAGGTAAACTGGCTGACCTAGCAGTAACAGCTGGCAAGATTGCAGCCGGAGCTGTAACAAATGCAAAGATTGCAGCCCAGGCAGTAACCACGGATAAAATTAATGCTTTAGCGGTTACTACTCCAAAAATTGCTGACCTTGCAGTAACAACAGCCAAAATAAATGATTTGGCGGTTACTACTCCAAAAATTGCTGACCTTGCAGTAACTAGCCCAAAGATAAACAACCAGGCCGTTAAAAGTAATCACCTATCAATCGCAACCGTTCAAGTGCTTGCCAGTAAACCTACCTTTGGTAGTGGTACAAGCCGCATTGCTATACCTAACGGGGTTTTTTCGTTAGGTGTTGAAGTGGTGGCGGCCACCGGTTCCGCTAATAACAACTCTGTTAGGATTGAATCAGGCGGGGCCGGTGTGCAGCCTAATCAATTAACAGTTATAGCAGCAGGTGGTTTTGGTGGTGGAACTTGTACAGGTCAGGCCACTTATATTACAGCCAGCCCCCCGTATGAATTAGAAGGCGAGAAAGCAAATGCTTTTGTTTATATCCTTGAATTTAACAAGCCTGGCGAAGCTGCAGAGAATGCGCAAATTGCAGAAGTTTATGCAAGTGAGTCACCCCCTTGGATAACATACAAAGGCTTTAATATTTTGCCGGACTCTTATCAGCATGTTATAGATCAGGAAACAGGCGAAGAAATAGAATTAAAATGCTTTAAGCAGGTCCCAGTTAATAAACCGGAACCCAGCGACCCTGGATATCTTGAATGGATGCAAAACCCTGAATATGAAAACCAGGAAATAACCCCGGATTTTAAAAATACTCACCTGGCCGACATGCCTCACCCCTGGAAAGAACAGGATTTAACAGCAAAGGTGGCGGCCTGGCTGCCAGAAGGTGAAGAAATGGCAGAAAGTGAAACCTGGGCCGATTATTTCACTTTGAAGTTTTTGTACCCGCACTGTGAAGAAAGCGCAACCCTGTTAAACATGCTGAAAGAAAATGCAGACGTAGCAGGTTTCATTTATGGTGGAGGCATAACTTTGGGCGATAAAATGGAAAGCAGCCTATTACCTGAAATAGACACTTTCGGTTTTTCTTTTACTTGATATGGAAAACCTTTACCATAGAATCAAATTAAAAGGCCGGACCACATGCCCATGAGTACAGCAGAAATAAGAGCTTTGGAAAATCAATTAGAGAATTTGGACCAGGAAGTGAAAAGCCTGGCAAAATCCTGGTATAAGCCAGCCCTCTTAAACCTGGGTATAGTGGCAACCATTATTACCATCGGCCTTTCGGTGCAGTACCATCGTGATGAAAATTTAAAAGAAGAAATCAGCGACAAGGCAGCACAAACAAATGGAGAATTTTCCTTAAGGTATGAAAAAGCTGCAGACTTGGTAAAACTTAAGCACAACCTGGCACTTGAAAAAATCCGCAATGTAGATGAAAAACTGGAAAACCACAAACAACAAACAAGGCGCGAATTAGACAGATTGCAGCGCAATAATTAGAGGGCAATATTATGGGCTGGTTAAGAAAAAGACTTGCAGAAAAATCTACCTACCGGGGCCTGGCAATTCTCGCCAGTGTAGCGGGTTTTGGTTTATCCCCTGACATGATTGAATTTATCCTTATGGGTGCAGCTGGTGCCCTGGGTTTTATTGAAGTTGTTGCAAAAGAGAATGACAAGGAACTCAAGGAAAAGCTGAAAGAAACCTTAAAAGATGAGTTAAAAGAAGCAATAGAAAAAAAGTTGCTATCTTAATGATTTTAAAGGGTTTTCCCTTTTGTGTGTTTGATTGTAAATATATAAAAGGCAATTAAATCATGTACATACAGCCACAAATTAGAAACGATAGCCAGGGAAGTGGTGAATGGAGATCAAGACGCGGAAAGCGGCCCCATAAGGGTATTGATTACCAGGTAACACCAGGGGCCTTTATTAAATCCCATGTAAACGGAAAAGTTACCAAGCTGGGGTACCCATACGGTGACGATTTAAGTTATCGCTATGTAGAGGTAACAGATTACGCTGGTTTGCGGCACCGGTTTTTTTACGTTGAACCATACGCAAAGGAAGGCGAATTAATCCAGGCAGGGGCCGTTTTAGGCTGGGCCCAGGATGTTGCAGCAAGATACCCAGCAAACGAAACCAGGGGCGAAATGCAGCCCCACATTCATTATGAAGTGCTAGACCAGGCCGGGCTTGATTACGACCCAGAAAAGTTTTTGCAGCACTTCACAAAAATAGAAGTTTCTTAATTCACGACCAGGCCCAGGTTTAGCAGTACTGGGCCCCTTCAAACTTTTTTCAAATTATTTTCATTTTTTTTGTATTTGGGTGTTGACTAGTTACGCGTAACTAGTAGAATGGACAACAGATCGAAGCAAAAACCAAAGGGCAAGAAAAGTGAAATTCAACCAAACCGGCACAATCACAGAAACCCAAAAAGCCAAAAAGCCAAAGTTAAAGCTAATGCAAAGGGCGAGGGGTTAATGATGGATTTTTTATGTAACCATGTTTATGACGAATACGGTGTTTGTTTCGAGTGTGATCATGTACGGGGCACCCCGGAACCGTTGAACCAGGGAAGGCAAAAACTTATTCACCTGGATAAAACAACACAGCTGGCGATATTTGATGCCTGGTTAAACAAAAACATTCAGTATTTTAAACAGTCTGAAAACAGCTGGAAAAAGCTAAGGGCCAGCGCAGCATTGAGAAAAGCCGGAATTTATCGCCCTAACCCTGTTGCTGAAAATAGTGAATTTTGCCAAAATCCAAAACCAGCGGGCAAATTTGAAACAGAGAGAGATAAGCAAAATGGACAAGAACCAAAAGAAAATGATTAAGCTGGCTTTTGATGCCAGAGAGCAGCTAAACGATTGGGAAAGCGGTTTTATTGTAAAACTCAATAAACTGGCAAACCATCACATGCCTGTAAATCTAACTGATAAGCAAGCCCAGAAGTTAAAGCAGATTGATAAAAAGCTAACCGCAATTCACGAGGGCGAAAATGGGGAACTATCCGAGCCAGAAGGCTGAAAACCGAAAGGAGTACATGCGCAAGTACAGAGCTGATAAAAAGGCGCAGGGTTTAACGCAGGTGCGATTTGACAGCATAACCCACCAACAAAAGGCCCAGCTTTTGAAATACTGGGAAACAATAAAATAAAAATCATAAGGGGCAATTTATGAGTTTTGAAGCAGCAGCCTGGGCAATTAAGCAGCGCCCAGAATCACCAACCGAAAAGTTAATTCTAATAGCACTAGCTGACTGTATGAATGCAGAAACAGGCCGGTGCTTCCCTTCCGTTGATTTCCTGGCAGAAGCGGCTTTGTGTTCAAAGAGAACGGCCCAGCGCGCAATCAAGAGCCTGGAAAGCCAAGGCTTTATTAATCGCAGTTTCAGGGTAAACGATACTCCCTTATATCGCCTTAATTTGGGTGGGTGTCAAAATGTCACCCGGTGTCAGGATGATGATTTGGGGTGTCATATTGACACTTCTAGGGGTGTCACCGGTGTCACCCTAACCAGGAAGTTAACCAAGAATAATAAACCAGGGGTTACAGCTGCCGCTGACTTTGTTGAATTGCATACAAGCACAGAGTGGGCAGCAGACTTATGAACACAAAAGAATTTGAACAAAGTTTGAAAGTGCAGCCAACGTTTTACGAATTGTATTATGTGCTGCATAGGGAAGGCAGGACAAAGGCAGAAGCAGCAGCGGTTATAAATCGGTATTTTGAATTAACGATTTCTGCAAAGCATTTGCACTTGTTTTGGATGGTTGAAAATAACGGAATCATTGACCTGGAAAGGCATCATTTTTTAAGGGAAGGCTCAAGATTGCTATTCCCTGTTTATGTGGTGTTTTATGAAGATGCAAAAATGCACTTTGCTGATAATGTTACCGAGCTATCAAAATTCAATTACAGCAGGAACGACAAGGCCAGGCTTTCTGGGTTGAATTGTGCTTGTTGTGGAATGGATTTTAGTAAAAAGGGTTGTGGTGGTATGTTTGAAAAGTGTGATTTAGAGACAAGGGAAAATACTAGATTCAGGGCGCTTAATGAATTAGATAAGAGGGAATTTAAAAATGTTGGAATGGGAACCGATGGAAATGAGATATAAAGAGCTAAAGTCTTTGCTTGATGAATGGGCCGGGTGTTTGAGTGACCAGGTACCAGAGAAGTTTAAAATAAAGGAAGTTTGCTACTGGCCCCAGGGAATCAGATATAAGCTATTAAACGACCAGGCCCAAAAGCTAGGTCCTAAAGATCGGGCTTTGTTTTGTAATGGCAGCCAGTGGGCACAGCACAAAATGGAAAGGCAGTTAAACATTCCAGAATTAATGGCCTTCCGCAGCTGCATGGTAAATAGCTTCCTTACAGATTCATTTTTTTACATAGAGGCGTGATGTTTCACGTGAAACAATTATGAATAAATCGGAATTATTTGGCGGGGTTATCTTGCTGGCAGTTGTTGTTTATGTGTTGTGTGTATCGGTGGCGGCCCTTCAAGTGCTAATTGCCTGGATATCAGAGAACTTTAATTTTTTTGAGTCTATCTTTTGGTTTGAAAATTGGCATGTATCTTTGCAGATTGGTGGCGGTGGTTGTTTTGTTTTCCTGGGCATTCTGTTTTTAATCGGTGGTTTTGATGATGCCAAGTAACTTAGAAGAAAAGCTATTCTTTCAGCTGACAATCGCAGGACTGCCGGAACCGGTTAAAGAGCATGTATTTTTTGAGGGCCGTAAATGGCGCTTTGATTTTTGCTGGCCTTCCCTAATGGTGGCGGTTGAATGTGAGGGGATTATATACAACCAGAACTATAAAGCCGGTGTAAGGATGGGCGGCAGGCAAGCAGGCAGGACCACACAAATAAAAAAGAGCAGGCACCAGACAGCTGCCGGATATAGCAAAGACTGTGAGAAGTACAACGCAGCTGCAGAGGATGGTTGGTTAGTGTTGCGATATACACAGCAGCACATTAACAGCGGTGAAGCACTGCAACAGATCGAGCGTATAGTGAGCGCCAGGTTATGCCAACAGTAGGCAGCAAGACAGAATGTGCAGCACTGGGTTGCCATAGGACCACAGCAAATAAGTACTGCGACAAGCATAAGGGAGAAGGACAGAAGCGCAAACGTTCACGCAAGGGAAGCGATTACAGACCTTATAAAACACCTGCCTGGTTAGCTATGCGCGCAAAGATATTGCAACGTGACCCAGTGTGCAAAGGCCCTGGCCTTTATGGTGATGGGTGCAGCCAGCCTTCTAAACATGTTGACCACATAACCCCCTGGAAACAGGGCGGTGCCTTTCTCGACCCAAAGAATCTGCAGGGCTTGTGCCACAGCTGCCACAGTAAAAAGACCCAGCGCGGCCAGTAAAAAATTTTTTATTTGAATCTATCCTGCCTGTAAATAATTCACAAAAGGGGTGGGGGGGGGTAAGATAGCTGGAAAGTGGTAATCAATTCAG